GAAACAGATCCGATCCAACTTGAAGCAGCACGCCTGAATCTTATGAAACAGGCAAACCTTGTAGAAGCCGCACGCATTCAAGCAATCGTCGATAATCTTGCTGCTCAAGTCAAAGTAAATGAAGCAGTTCAAAGATATAACGACTTACTCGGCGTTGTTGCAGATCAAGTAATCTCGGCAGAAGAAGTGGCACTTTTATCTGCCAAGTGGGGAATTACAAAGGACGCCGTCGTCGCTTATACCACTGCCATCTTTGCTACAAACGACGCCAAACTTTCTCCATCTGAAATTGATTTGCTTGCAAAGCAATGGGGAGTAACAAAGAGACAAGCAGAGATATATCTAGACTTCTTTGCAGCATTAAATGATGGAAAATTAGATCCAAAAGAAATAGACGCTCTAACTACAAAGTGGGGATTGACCAATCAAGAAGTAACAGATTATGCGAAGAAGATCTCAGAAGGAGTAACCCCCTCTACTTTATGGCCAACACCAGGAAACCAGGCAGCGCAATCTTGGATCTCAGCACTTGCAGCTCTTAACGCTTACATCGCGGCAAGCAATGCAACGATTACTACCAAAATCCCGTTCGGACTTCCAAGAGATGAAACAGCAACGACTAGTGCCGAAATCGCAGCGCTCATCGCAGCTCGTCAAGGATTGCCAATTTCAGGGCCATACGATCCACGCGTTCTCTACGGCGGTGGAAGAGTCGCCAGCGACGGCTCTATTTCTTCTTTTGATCCAGCACGACTAGGCATGACATCGGGCGGCACAATTCCGAAACTTGCCACCGGCGGTATCGTGACCAGTCCAACCACAGCTCTGATCGGCGAAGCAGGGCCAGAAGCGATCATCCCACTCAACCGCATGGGATCGATGGGCGGTTCAACCGTCAACGTCGTAATCAACGGCAGCGTTACCAGCGAAGGCGACCTCGTCAACGCGATCCGCAACGCGATCCTTCAGGGCCAGAATAACGGCCAGGCGATTACAAAGACAGCGATCCAGCTCTGATGGCAGGCATTCCACAGCTCGGAGCAACGATCGACTTCACAAACGGCCCGGCATTTATTTCGACAGCCTTCACTTTAGATGACGCCGTCAAAGGCCTGCTTGGAACAGGGCAACTCGCAGACGCCGATGACTCGATCGATATTTCCAGCATCATCCTGCGTTCATCCGTTCGCAGAGGACGCAACCGGATCCTGAATAAATTCGAAGCAGGAACAGCAACCGTTGAGATCAAGGACGACACCGGCGACTGGAACCCGGCAAACACAGCAGGGCCTTACTACGGCAAGCTCGTACCCTTGCGCAAAATTCGAATCTTTGCAGATTACGAAGGGATCCGTTACTACTTATTTTCAGGTTTTATCACCAGCTACGACACCCAATTTGCACTTGGAACCGATGAAGTTTCCAGAGTAATCCTGCAATGCGTCGATGGCTTCCGGCTTCTCAATAACGCAGCGATCAGCACAGTCCCAGATACGGCAGCAGGGCAACTAAGCGGAACGCGCATCAACAAACTTCTAGACGTTGTCTCTTGGCCAACTTCCCAAAGAGACATCAACGCTGGCGACAGCACGATGCAGGCAGATCCAGGAACAGCAGATAGAACCGTCCTCGAAGCAATTCAGACGGTAGAAAATAGCGAATTTGGTGGCTTCTTTGTGGACGCAGAAGGAAATGCGACCTTTTACTCCAGAACCACAGTAAGCCAATACGCAGACTCGACCCCGGTACTTTTCAGCGATGACGGAACAGAGATCGGATACGGCCAGATTGACCTAGCCTTTGACGATACCCTGATCGTAAATAACGTTTCAGTTCAAAGATTGAACGGAACAAACCAGATAGTCAGCGACCAGACATCCATCGATAACTACTTCATCCATTCCGGGGCCAGAACCGGAATCCTTGTTCAAACCGATCAAGAAGCGCTAGACCAAGCAACGATGATCCTAGAATCACGCAAAGACGCAACCCTTCGCATCGACTCAATGACGCTCAACCTTGTCGACGATGGACAGGTTGCCAGAAACATCGCAGGCATTAACCTGGAGATATTCGACCTGGTCAACGTTACAAAGGCGATGCCAGGATCCACATCGATCACGAAGGAATTATTCGTACAAGGATTGCAACACGACATAACAAGGACAACATTCACTACTAAGATACTCACCAGTGAACCGATTATTCAGGCATTTATTCTAGACAGCAGCACGCAAGGCCTTCTGGACGTCGCAGGCGTTCTCAGTTACTAACAAGGAGAAATCATGGCAGGAGCAGGATATAAACTATTCGCAACAGGAGATGTGCTTACAGCAGCACAAGTGAACACTTACCTGATGCAACAAAGCGTGATGGTCTTTGCATCGGCAACAGCTCGCAATACAGCCCTATCCGGAGTGCTTTCTGAAGGCATGGTTGCATATTTAACAGATACAAACGACGTGACAATTTATGATGGCGCAGCTTGGAATTCGTTCGGTGCAGGCGACATCACCGGAGTAACAGCAGGCACAGGATTATCAGGTGGTGGAACAAGCGGTGCTGTTACTCTTTCAATTAACACAGCAACCACAGCCGATCTGACCACAGCTCAGACACTTACAAATAAGACTCTGACCAGCCCAGTCTTGACTACTCCTTCAATTAGTAATATTGATGCAAAAGGTGACCTACTGGCTGGAACAGCAGATAACACAATTTCCCGTTTAGCAGTCGGCGCAAATAATACAGTTCTTACCGCTGACTCAGCCGAAGCAACTGGTATGAAGTGGGCTACATCTACTTCAGCGACATACACTAATTACACTCCCACATTCACAAACTTTACGCTAGGCAATGGAACAATCGATGTTGCTCGTTATGCTCAAAGTGGAAAACTAATTACTGGTTATGGCAAAGTCACTTTAGGTTCAACTTCGGTTATGGGAACAGATTTAATATTCACTTTACCAGTAACCGCAAGTTCAAATGTGGTGGTTTCGCCTATTGGTCAATGCCAATTAACTGACACAGGAAACCTTACTTATTATGGGTTTGTCCTTTATGCTACAACAACTACTGCAAAATTAGTTATAGGTAATTCAAATGGTGTTTATTTTACTTCAAGTACAATCCAAAGTACCCAACCAATGACTTGGATATCCACAGATACTTTTACATTTAACTTTACTTATGAGGCGGCATAATATGTTCACATTTAATCCTGAATTTCCAGATGCAACCAATTCCCAGAAGTGGGAGCAAATCCGTTTCTGGCGCAACGCAGAATTGGCGCGTACAGACTGGACACAGATAGCAGACTCAACGGCTAACAAAGATGCTTGGGCTACTTACCGACAGGCTTTACGCGATTTACCTCAGCAAAATGGTTTAGCAAGTGAAGTTTCCTTCCCAGAATTGCCGATCTAAATAAACTAGGAGAGATCAATGGGAATCAGCACCCGGCAAGTCACAGTCACCACAGCAGCAACGGCGCTCGTTGACGCGACCCAAGAAGCAGAGATGGTCTACTTGCACAGCTCCAGCGGAACCTGCTACGTGGGCAACAGCGACGTCACTTCGAGCACCGGATACAAGATGGATAACGGCGACAAGATCACACTTGAAAACAAGGCAAACGGAATCTGGGCAATCACCGCTACAGGATCCGTAACGATGCAAGTGATGGCCATCGGCAAATGAACGCCCAGGATTACGCAGCTCTGACGGTTTCCCTGATCACGATCGGCGGAGCCTTTATCGCGATGACCAGATGGCTCGTAAAGCATTACCTTGCAGAATTGAAGCCCAATGGGGGCAGCTCGGTAAGCGATAGAATTTCAAGAGTGGAAAGCAGAGTCGACGAGATATATAGCCTCCTTCTAGAAAATAACAAGACCAAATGGGGAAGACGATGAGCCAAAGAGACAAGATGATCGAGATCGCGCAAGCAGAGATCGGATACATCGAAGGGCCAGCCGATAACCAAACCAAATACCAGAAGCCAAAGCAAGCATGGTGCGGAGCCTTCGTGAACTGGGTGGCAAAGTCGGCCGGCGTCAAGATCCCGAATTGCACCTATACCCCGGCAGGGGCGGTCGCCTTTATGGACAAGAAGAGATGGCAAGACGCAGCTTCGGCAACGCCAGAGCCGGGGGATATCGTCTTCTTTGATTTCCCAGGCGACGCACTCGATCGCATCTCCCACGTTGGGATCGTGATTGCCAATAACGGCGATGGCACAGTGACCACAATTGAAGGCAATACCAGCTCAGACAAGAAGGGCGACCAGCGCAACGGCGGTGAAGTCTGCCGTAAGATCAGGGCCTATAAGAAGAAGAACCGGGGCAAACTCAAGCCATCATTGGCCGTCGCCATTGTCGGCTTTGGAAAGCCAAACTTTAAGGAGACAGAATGAACCAGGCAAAGCTAGAAGCGATCATAAAGACCTACCTTCGAGCAGCGGCAGCAGCAGCGGCAGCTCTTTATTTGGCAGATCCAAACCAGCCGGCAAAGAATTACTTGGTGGCAGGCTTAGCAGCGATCGCAGGGCCAGTCCTCAAAGCACTCGATAGCAAAGCACCCGAATTCGGACGCGGATCAAAGTAATGGCAGCAGGAACTCTAGATTTAAACGTCGAACAAGGCGCAACATATTCTCAAACTTTAACGTGGAAAATTAATGACGCCTTAGTCAATTTGACCGGATACACAGCAAGGATGCAGGTTCGAGAAGACGTCACATCTACATCAACCATCATCTCGCTGACGCAAGCCGCCGGATTAACACTAGGCGGAGCAGCCGGAACAATTGTCATTGCATTAAGTGCTACAGAAACCGCTGCCATAGTTTCAGGCAATTATGTCTATGATTTAGAACTTGCATCAAGCGGTGGAGTAGTCACTCGCCTTGTTCAGGGAGATTTTAATGTAAGCCCAGAGGTTACTCGATGAGCTCGATTGTTTATGTTCCAACTACAGAAACAGTCGTCACCGTAACCGAAACTTCGACATCGGTAAATACATCAACGATCACAAACGAAGTCGTTGTTAGTAACGATCAAGGGCCGCAAGGTATTCCAGGAGAAAACACCGCACTAGTTTCTGTCGGAACTACTACGACTCTTGGCGCAGGAGTTTCAGCAACAGTCAGCAACGTCGGAACCGCTACGGCGGCAGTTCTTAACTTTGGCATTCCGCAAGGAATTCAGGGTGCAACAGGTGCAACAGGTGCAACAGGAGCAACCGGAGCAACCGGAACAGCTGGTGCAGTAGGAGCAACCGGAGCAACCGGAGCAA